ATCTTAATTTCTAGGGAAGCGACAACTCGCCATGAAACGTGTCACCGCCAAGTCAGCGGAAGGCGCCATCAAGGCGCTGGTCGATGCTGCGAAGGGTCCGCCTGAGCCGCCGAAGCATGTTCGGCTCCGGCCCGAGGACATGCCATTCTGGGACGGAGTTGTGCGGGCGCGCGCGCGCGACGAGTGGACGGCCGCTGACCTTGTGGTCGGCGCCCAGTTGGCCCGGTGTCAGCGTGACATCGAAGTCGAGTCGCAGGCACTTGACGATGAGGGCACCGTACTGAGGAATGACCGTGGCACCCAGATCGCAAACCCGCGGGTTTCGGTGCTCGAACAGTTGGCCCGACGTGAAATGGCCCTGATGCGGACCTTGAGGATGGGTGGCCGAATCGCCGGGGATGCTAGCAAGGAGTCCATGAGGCGCGGGATGCAGGCTCAAGCGGAACGGCTGCGCGATGAAATGGCCGAGGACGAACTCCTTGCATCGTGACCCGCACCCGAGGCGAGAAGGTCTGCGCCTTCATTCAAGCCTACTGCATCGTCCCGCAAGGTGACCTGGCCGGCAAGCCGATGCGGCTGGAAGACTTCCAGCGGAAATTCATCCTCGACGTTTACGACAACCCGTATGGAACGCGGCGGGCGTACCTATCACTGGCGAGAAAGAACGGCAAGACCGCGACTGTCGCCGGAATCCTGCTCGCGCACATTGCCGGCCCGGAAGCCCGGCTGAACAGCCAGATCGTAAGCGGCGCGATGAGCCGTGACCAGGCTGCGATCGTATTCGAGTTGGCGTCGCAGATGGTGCAACTGTCACCGCAGTTGTCGAAACTGATCCGCATCGTACCCAGCTCGAAAGCCTTGATCGGGCTGGCGAGAAACGTTCGATACAAGGCGCTCTCTGCCGAAGGAAAGACGGCCCACGGACTTTCTCCGTCGCTGGTCCTGCTGGACGAGGTCGGTCAAGTCAGCGGCCCGCGGAGCGACTTCGTATCGGCGCTGACGACTTCTCAGGGCGCCTATTCGGACCCTCTGCTGTTGGCGTTCTCGACTCAAGCGCCGACTGACGGGGACCTGTTCTCGATCTGGATAGACGCGCAGAGAAACGCGCCGGACCCGCGAGTCGTCTCGCACGTTTACACCGCGCCCGAGGAATGCGCGCTCGATGATCGTCATGCGTGGTTTGCGGCGAACCCGGCTCTGGGCAAGTTCAAGGCCCTGGCCGATCTGGAAACCGAATCGAAGCTGGCAATCGAGATGCCAAGCAACGAACCGGAGTTCCGAAACTACTCGCTGAACCAGCGGGTAGAGGCGAGCGCCCCGTTTGTCACGAAGAATATCTGGGATCAGAACGACGGCGATCCAGGCCCGATTGAAGGGCAGAAGGTTTACGGCGGACTCGACTTGTCTGCCGTACACGACCTGACGGCGCTAGTTCTGGTCACGGAGGATGGTGGTGTCCATTCGACCTTCTGGCTGCCTAAAGATGGGCTGCATGAGAAGGCGAAGAAAGATCACATCCCGTATGACATCTTCGAGCGCGAGGGCCTGTTGCTGACAACGCCCGGCAAGGCGATCGAGTACCGGCACGTAGCCGAGCATCTGCGGGCGGTGTTCGACGCTTGCGACGTTCAGAAGCTCGCCTTCGACCGGTACAACATGCGGTTCCTGCGGCCGTGGCTGATCGAAGCCGGGTTCAGCGAGGAAGAAATCGACGAGAAGTTCGTCGACTTCGGGCAGGGCTTCGCTTCGATGACGCCAGCTCTGCGTGAATTGGAAGTCCGCCTGCTCAATGGACAGTTGCGGCACGGCGGGAACAAGGTGCTGACCATGTGCGCTAGGAACGCGACGACGATCGGCGAAAGCGGTGCTCGGAAGTTCGCAAAGCCCGCGGCCAATCGGCGGATCGACGGCATGGTGGCGTTGGCAATGGCCATTGGCGTGATGCCGATCGAAACGGAATCGCCTGAGTTCCAAGTCTTCTTTGCTTAGGACACTGATATGCAACACCGCGCCTATTCACTCATCGAAATCAAGAGTGTCGATGAAGACCAGCGCGTCATCCGCGGCATCGCCACGACGCCGACTGTCGACCGCATGGGTGACGTGGTCGACCCGATGGGCGTCAAGGTCGCTTCCGACATCCCCTTGTTCCTGTACCACGACAGCAAGCAAGTCGTCGGCCGGGCCAAGTTCGGCCGCGCTACGAAGGCCGGAATCCCGTTCGAGGCTCGCATCCCGCAGGTCAAGGAAGACGGGAACCTGAAGGCTCGCGTCGATGAAGCCTGGCAGATGGTCCGCTATGGGCTCATCACCGCCGTTTCGATCGGGTTCAACGTCATCAATGACGCCTACGAAAAGATCAAGGATACCGGCGGCTATTTGCTCAAGGAAACCGAAGTCCTCGAGTTGTCACTGGTGCCAATTCCCGCACAACCCGATGCCGTCATCCAGGGCTTCCGATCGATGGATCAGGGCGTTCACAAATCGCTGATCGAAACCGTCAAGTCTTTGGACGCCAAGCACATGGCCGCGTCCGGCCGCACCGTGCCTGGCGCCCGACCTCCCGACGTATCGGGAACCACGAAGCAGCCCGCCTCTGGCGGGTTTTTTTCTACCCGTTCCAAGGGAAATCAAGTGAAAACTCTCGCTCAACTGCAGGAAGACCGCGGCCAGAAGGCCGCGCGGTTGCAAGAACTGGTCGAAGCCAAGGGCGCCGATCGCCTGTTCACCGATGCCGAAGCCGCCGAGTTCGACTCCGTCGAATCGGAACTGCGCGCCATCGATGACGACATCCGCACGGCCAAGGCGCAAGCCTACGCCGCCGGCAGTGGCCGCAGCGTCGATGGCAACTCGGCAGCTGGTGCCTCGATGTCGCGTGGCCGGTCGCCGAACATCATTGTTCGCAGCGCGGACCCGGACGACAGGTTCCCAGGCCAGTCCTACGTGCGCTCGGTGATCGCGAAGGCCATCGCGCACATGAACATGACCACGCCGGATGCGGTCGCGCTCGCCCGTTGGGGCAAGAGCAACCCGCAACTGGTGCAGTGGATCAAGGCTGACGTGGCCGGCGGTGGTTCGGGTTCGGGCGAGTGGGGTGCCGAACTCGTGCAGGCCGATGCTCGATTCACGGGCGACTTCATCACCTACCTGTACGGTCAGACCGTGTTCGACCGCCTGCCGCTGCGCAGCGTGCCGGCAAACGTCACGATCAAGGGGCAGGACGGCGCGGCGACTGGCTACTTCGTCGGCGAATCGAAGGCGATCAACGTGTCGAAGGCCGACTTCTCGACGGTGTCCCTGACCCCGCTGAAGGTGGCCGCGTTGGCAGTCGTCTCGAACGAACTGCTGCGCGATTCGTCGCCTTCGGCCGAGATGCTGGTTCGTGACGCTCTTGTCGAAGCGAGCACGCAGAAGGTCGATACCACGTTCCTATCGACCTCTGCAGCATCGTCGGGTGTGTCGCCGGCCGGCATCCTGAACGGGCTGACCGCCAACACGTCGGAAGGCACGACCGCTGCCGATCTGCGCGACGACCTGGCCGGGCTGGTCGGCTACTTCGCCACGCAGAAGAACCTCGGCGGTCTGGCGATCGTGACGACCCCTGCCGTCGCGATCCAGATGATGCTGTTGCGGAATGCGCTGGGACAGCGCGAATTCCCGGGCATGACGATGAACGGCGGCGAATTGGAAGGCTTCCCGGTCTACGTTGGCGACAACGTTGGCACGGGAGACCTGATCATGATGAAGCCGACCGACATCTGGAAGATCGGCGACAGCGGCGTGCAGGTCAGCATCTCGCGTGAAGCCACGATCGAGATGAATGACTCGCCGGCCGGCGCAAGCGATACGCCTGTGGACATGAGCGCCAAGCGCGTCTCGATGTTCCAGACCGAATCGACCGCCATCAAGGTTGTCCGTTCGATCAACTGGCAGAAGCGCCGATCGACCGCGGTTGCCTACATCGGCAACGCCACCTACGGCGATCCGGCTAGCATCTAACCGATGCAGGGGCGCCGGGGAAACTCGGCGCCCTATTGATCCAGGAGCATCAATGCCTGAAATGATTTCCCTGCGGCGTCAACGCTACGGTCGGATCCGGCTGGAGATTGGCGACAAGTTCATCGCAAATCAGCGCGACGTTGGTATGCTCCAACTAGCCAAGATGGCGCGCTTCCCGTCTCTGATTGAGGCGCCGGCCCCGAACCCGCCGGTTTCCGAGTATCAGGCTGCCCGCAACTTTCAGAAACAGCACGACGAGGAAGAAGAGGCGGCCGCAGATAAAGCCAAGGAACGCACTCGGCGCACCTATCGGCGCAAAGACATGGTCGCGCAAGAGCCGGTGGAGGTGTCTCTGCCGCCTATGCAACCTGTCAATCTGTCCAAAGACGACGAAGAATGAAGCGCAGCGGCCGGCGCCGGAAGCAGCAAAGCTACTACGGGCAGACAAGCCTGTCCGTCCGAGCGCCTACTGACATGATCGTGAAAGACGCGACCGTGCTCAACGGAGTACCCGACCGCGGATGGATGACCATCTTCGATTGGAAGCCGGGGGCGTGGCAGGCCAACGAGCCTTACGTCGATGAACAGGCCGTGCTCGCGCACTGGATCGTGTTCGCCTGCATGACCTTGATTGCCGGGGACATCGGCAAGCTGGAATTCCGGCTGATGCAAGAAGACGAGAACGGGATCGAAGTCGAAGCCGACTCTCCTGCTTTCTCTCCGGTGCTGCGCAAACCAAACGACTACCAGACTGCGCAGAAGTTCTTCGAGTCGTGGATGTTCAGCAAGCTCGCGCACGGCAATACCTATGTGCTGCTGGAGCGGGACAACCGCAATGTCGTGGTGAAGATGCACGTTCTGGACCCGAGCCGTGTCCGCCCGATGGTGTCGGACTCAGGGCAAGTCTTCTACCAACTGAACGACGATGCCCTGGCCGGACTCGATGGTGACGTGCCCGCGGCGCCGGCCAGCGAAATCATCCACGATCGCATGTGGTGTCTGCATCACCCGCTGGTCGGACTGTCTCCGATCTATGCGTCCGGCCTTGCCGCGATGCAGGGGCTCAAGATTCAGGGCAACAGCCGTAAGTTCTTCGAGAACATGAGCCGACCGAGCGGCGTGCTCACCGCGCCGACGCATATCAAGGATGAGACGGCCAAGCGCATCAAGGATCACTGGGAAGCCGAATTCAGCGGAGACAAGATCGGCCGCGTGGCCGTTCTCGGCGATGGGCTGAAGTACGAGGCCATGTCGGTGAACCCGGTCGAAGCGCAGATGGTCGAGCAGTTGAAGATCACTGCCGAGATGGTCTGCAGCACGTTCCACGTCCCGCCATTCAAGGTCGGGCTGGGCCAGATCCCGACATACCAGAACGCGGAAGTTCTGAACCAGATTTACTATTCCGATTGCCTCCAAGCGTTGATTGAGGCCGTCGAGAACTCCCTAGACGACGGGCTCGGCGCCAAGGCTGCCGGGTACTGCATCGAAGCGGATCTTGACGATTTGCTGCGGATGGACAGCCGCACCTTGATCGAGACGCTGAAGGAAGGCGTCAGTTCCGGCATCGTCGCACCGAACGAGGCGCGGAAGAAGTTGAACTACGCGCCGACGACCGGAGGCGATTCTCCGTACCTGCAACAGCAGAACTTCAACCTCGAAGCATTGGCGAAGAGGGACGCGCAGGAAGATCCGTTCAGCAGCAATGGCACGTCGCAATCTGCCGCGCAGCCGGAATCACAACCCGCAATGCCGCCCGATGAGGCACAAAAGCAGGCGTTGGTCGAGATGCTGGACTCCATCCTTGAAGCAAGAGAATCGGAACATCAAGAAGCGCTTGCCCGCGCGACCGCAGAGACAGCCAAAGCGATCGAACAGGCAATGAGCCATCGTCAGCAGATGCTTGATTCGTTCAGCAGGATGTTGCAGCAATGAGCGAAACCGCATACGAGATTGCTCGCAGGCACGGCTATCGGTTCAGCGAGGAACAGTGGCTCAAATCTCTGCAAGGTGCTGGCACCCCGGGCACGAAAGGCGAACGCGGTGAACGCGGTCCCCGTGGATTGCCAGGAACAGATGGGAAGCAAGGCCGAGATGGGCACGACGGACGAGACGGGATTGACGGCAAGAACGGGCTGAATGGAAGGGATGGCGCAATGCCTGATCCTGTTCCTTGGACAGCCACCATCGAACGCGACCCGCAAACCAAATTGGCGAAGGCGGCTCGCATTCTTTCTTCGGAGGGCGATCGATGGGAAGCGCAAATAGTGCGCGCGCACCCGTCTGCCCCGTTCGACGAAGTCAGGTTCGTGCCACTGACGACATGATTTTCAACCGGCGGCCGTCGCCGCAATACGCATAGGAAGTAACTCAGCATGGCTGCAACAGTCCAGATCCTTGAGAAGAACGGTGCCGGTGCAAGCACGACCGACAAGACCAGCGGCACGATCCGCTTCAAGAATGCAGATGACGCGACCGTCGACTTGAATAACCCGATGGTTGTGCCGACCAGCGGAACGGACTACTCGTTCGAAAAGTGGATCCGGTTCAACGTGTCCGGCGGCACGTACAGCCAGATCACGAACATCAAGGCGTACAGCGACGGGTCGAGCGGACTCGGCACCGGGGTCGGGCTGTACGCGAAGGCGGTGACCAGCTACGCCACGCCGGCCGAGGCGACGAGCACATCGGGGTACACCAACTTCTTCTCGTACACATCCGGCAGCGCGCTCACGCTCGGCGCCGGCCCGTACACGTCGACCGGCGAGAAGGCTGACCATCTCGTCATGATCTGCACGGTGGCCGACACGGCTTCTGGCGGGCTGACTTCGAGCGAAACGTTGACGCTGGCATGGGACGAGATTTGATGCCGGCGCCGTTCGAGATTGTTGCTGGCGACGATGGTGTGCGCATTGCCACGAATGGTGATCGCCAATTGGTCGCGCTCGACGCAGATATCGAGTTGTTTCGTCGCCGTGGCATCAAACGTCTAGGTTCTGGTGACGCGCAAGCCGTTGAATGGGCCGTGGCGAGACTGGATGGCGTCAGCGTCTATGTCGATGGAGACTCGGTTGTGGTGACACGGCGCGACCTTCAGCCATAGGAATTAAAATCATGAAACGCTGGTTCATCGCCCGGATGGGCGACTACGAAAACGAGGGTACGCTTGTCCCGACGACGCTCAAATACCGTCCAAGCGGGCAGTTGCGGGCTGATTTGCTGAACGATCCGGCCGTGCCTTCGCGGGTATGGTCAAAGCCCGGTTTTGGCTGGTGCTTCGGTCAGTTGGCCGTCGCCGACATTACGCTGCTACAGGCTGATCCCGACATCTATATCCTTCCGGATGGCGCGATGGATATGAGCGTCGGCAGCATCCCCGCAGGCGTGCGCACGACCATGCGCACCCGCCTAGAAAATGCGGGCTTTGTGTTCACCGACGTGAAAACCTCCTGGACCGTTCGGCAACTGCTGATCTACCTGCTCAAGCAGATCCAGCCGCCGCTAAATACGGTCGAACAAGGCGACGTGATCGACGTAGCCTGATATGGCGCAGTATTTCACCGATGATTGGTCTAGCCTGACGGGCTGGACAAATCGGTACAGAAGCACATCTTGGACCGCCGCGGCCGATCTCGACAACCCATCGACTGTCATCACGACTGACTGGTGAGCGCTGACGCAGGACAGCGTCACCAGCGACGGCGATAACGATGACATCGATCTCCTGGCAGTCGTCAACCTTTCGAGTTTCGGATCGCGGCGTTATCCGCTGATCGGTCGAGGCAGCGGCGCGGACGAATCCGCCACGCATTACGCCGTCGCACTGATTAACAGCAACATCCGCATTTATTACTGCTCGGGCTCTGATGCTCCGGTTTACATCACCGGCGCCGAAGGCACGATCAGCATATCGACAGGCAACGATTATTGGCTGCGGCTGCGCATAAACGGCACCGCAGTCAAGGCGAAAATCTGGTCCGGTGCTGCGGGCGACGAGCCGGGCGGTGCTGGGTCCGATTCAAACTGGAACGTATCCACTACCGACAGCACGATTTCCGGTACCGGTTGGGCGGGTCCGGCAGTCTACGGAGTAAACACAGTCGGATTTCAGACGTGGAAACAACTCGGCGTCGGCACGAATGGCGACACGGCGCCGAGCAGCGGCGGGGGGGGGTCGGCGGCCCTGGAGTGCAACATCA